AAGCGTATCACTCAACGGGTTATGAATCTCTACCCATTCTTAAATCATCCAACTATACTGCTGTTGCAGGTGATACTGTTCTTGTAACGGTTGGATCAATCACGATCACCCTGCCAGCGTCACCCACTGTCGGTGATACAGTCATTGTCAAAGATGGTACTGGTGCGGCAGATGTGACAAATTGGACTGTTGGAAGAAATGGATCAAATATTGCTTCGAGCGCAAGTGACCTAACCTTTGATAAAAACTGGGCTGAGTTATGTATGACCTACATCAACGCCACTATTGGTTGGAGTGTATAGGTGACTAATGTATCTGACCTGTTCCCCGCTGGTGGGGGGAATAATACGATAGAGATGGTCGCATCAGGTGCATTGGGTAATGGTGATAAGGTTATATTGAATACGGATGGTACTGTTAGTGTTATCGTAGGTACTGCGGAGGGTGCAGGCACTGCGGCAGTATTTAATAGTGCTAATTCAAACTATACCACAGCAACATTTGATTCTAACTCTAATAAAGTAGTTATCCTTTATAAGGATTCTGGAAACTCTAGCTACGGTACAGCCATAGTTGGAACGGTATCTGGAACATCTATTAGTTTTGGAACTGCGGTTGTGTTTGAAAGTGCTGATTCACGTGATATGTCAGCTACATTCGATTCTAACTCTAATAAAGTAGTAATTGCTTATATGGATTCTGGAAACTTTAGCTATGGCACAGCCGTAGTAGGTACAGTTTCAGGAACATCAATTAGTTTTGGTACTGCGGTTGTGTTTGAAAGTGCTAGTACAACCTATATCTCAGCAACATTTGATTCTAATTCTAATAAAGTAGTTATCGCTTATAGGGATGGTGGGAACTCTAACTACGGCACAGCCGTAGTAGGTACAGTTTCTGGAACAAGCATAAGCTTTGGAACTCCAGTGGTATTTAACAGTGCTACTTCAAACTATAACTCAGCTACATTCGATTCAAACTCTAATAAAGTTGTAATCGCTTATAGGGATAGTGGAAACTCTCACTATGGTACAGCCATAGTTGGAACGGTATCTGGAACATCTATTAGTTTTGGAACTGCGGTTGTGTTTGAAAGTGCTGATTCACGTGATATCTCAGCTACATTTGATTCAAACTCTAATAAAGTTGTAATTGCTTATCAGGATCTTGGAAACTCTAGCTACGGTACAGCCGTAGTAGGAACTGTCTCAGGCACATCTATTAGTTTTGGTACTGCGGTTGTGTTTGAAAGTGCTAGTACAACCTATATCTCAGCAACGTTTGATTCAAACTCCAATAAAGTAGTTATCGCTTATAAGGATATTGGAAATTCTAACTATGGCACAGCAATAGTAGGCACAGTCTCTGGAACAAGTATTAGTTTTGGTACTGCGGTTGTGTTTGAAAGTGCTGATTCACACTCTATCTCAGCAACATTTGATTCTAACTCTAATAAAGTAGTTATCGTTTATAAGGATGCTGGAAATTCTGGTTATGGTACAGGCATCGTCTTCAGCACTGGTAGTACAACTCTCACTTCCACAAACCTTTTAGGCATAGCCCAAGCAACCGTAGCAGATACTGAAACTGTGGAGGTAGAAACTCTAGGGGGATTAGCTACCAATCTCAGTGGACTTACCATCGGATCGAAATATTATGTACAGGATGATGGTACTATTACGACGAGCTCGGCAGGTCAATTCTTAGGTAGGGCTATTACCGCCACAACTATTAACATGAAGGATTTTACATGAGTAATCTAAGTGATTTACTTCCAGCAGGGGGTTCTGGCAAAACTGTGGATTTAGTCGCATCTGGTACTTTAGCAAATGGTGATAAGGTTATTCTGAATGGTGATGGTACTGTTAGCGTTATCGTAGGAAGTACGGAGGGCGCAGGCACTGCGGCTGTCTTTGAAAGTGCTATGACAGTCGATATCTCAGCAACATTTGATTCAAACTCAAATAAAGTAGTAATTGCTTATCAGGATGTTGGAAACTCTAGCTATGGTACAGCCATAGTTGGAACAGTTTCAGGTACAAGTATTAGTTTCGGAACTCCTGCGGTATTTGTGAGTGCTATTTCAGACTATAACTCAGTTACATTTGATTCTAATTCTAATAAAGTAGTTATCTCTTATAGGGACAGTGGAAACTCTTTGTATGGTACAGCCGTAGTAGGTACAGTTTCAGGGACATCTATTAGTTTTGGAACTCCAGCTGTGTTTGAAAGTGCTAGGGCGGACAATATCTCAGCTACATTTGATTCTAACTCAAATAAAGTAGTTATTGCTTATAGGGATAATGGAAACTATGACTACGGCACAGCCGTAGTAGGTACTGTCTCAGGGACAAGTATCAGTTTTGGTACTGCGGTTGTGTTTGAAAGTGCTACTTCATACCTTATGTCAGCTACATTCGATTCTAACTCTAATAAAGTAGTAATTGCTTATATGGATTCTGGAAACTTTAGCTATGGCACAGCCGTAGTAGGTACAGTTTCAGGGACATCAATTAGTTTTGGTACTGCGGTTGTGTTTGAAAGTGCTAATACAAACTATATCTCAGCAACATTCGATTCAAACTCAAATAAAGTATTAATCGCTTATTATGATGCTGGAAATTCTGGTTATGGCACAGCAATAGTTGGTACAGTTAGTGGAACATCGATTAGTTTTGGTACTCCCGTGGTCTTTGAAAGTGCTACTTCAATCGATATCTCTGCTACATTTGATTCTAACTCTAATAAAGTTGTAATCGCTTATAAGGATAATGGAAACTCTAGCTATGGCACAGCCGTAGTAGGCACAGTTTCAGGAACATCAATTAGTTTTGATACTCCAGTGGTATTTGAAAGTGCTCCTTCACGCAATATGTCAGCAACATTCGATTCTAACTCTAATAAAGTTGTAATTGCTTATCGGGATGATGGAAACTCTAACTATGGTACAGGTATCGTCTACAACACTGGTAGTACAACTCTAACTGGCACAAACTTCATTGGTACATCAGAGGGGGCATTCGCAGACACTGCTACAGCGACAGTAATGCTTAGGGGTGGTATTACTACAACTCAGAGTGGATTAACCACCGGTTCTAAATATTATATTCAAGGGGATGGAACACTTTCAACAACCCCAGATAGTCCGAGTGTCACTGCTGGAAAAGCGCTGTCTGCGACAACACTTTTAATTGGAGGGAGCTCATGAGTAATCTAAGTGATTTAAAAGCTGCTGGTGGATCGGGTAAAACTGTGGATTTAGTCGCATCTGGTGCTTTGGCTAATGGTGATAAGGTTATTCTGAATGCTGATGGTACTGTTAGTGTTATCGTAGGTAATGCGGAGGGCGCAGGCACTGCGGCTGCCTTTGAAAGTGCTACTACACCCGATACCTCAGCTACATTTGATTCTAATTCTAATAAAGTAGTTATTGCTTATTATGATGTTGGAAACTCTAGCTACGGTACGGCAGTGGTTGGAACGGTATCTGGAACTTCTATTAGTTTTGGTACTGCGGTTGTGTTTAATAGTGCTACTTCAAGCTATACCTCAGTTACATTTGATTCTAATTCTAATAAAGTAGTTATCTCTTATAGGGACAGTGGAAACTCTTACTATGGTACGGCAATAGTTGGAACGGTATCTGGAACAAGTATCAGCTTCGGAACTCCTGAAGTATTTTCAAATACTAATACTTCAGATACCTCAGCTACATTTGATTCTAACTCAAATAAAATAGTAATAGCTTATAAGGATTTTGGTCCTGCACCACCATTAGGCTACGGCACAGCAAGAGTTGGCACAGTATCTGGAACATCAATAAGTTTTGGAACTCTTGTTGTATTTGAAAGTGCTAATTCACGCTATATCTCAGCAACATTTGATTCAAACTCAAATAAAATAGTTATTGCTTATCAGGATGATGGAAACTCTTTGTATGGCACAGCAATAGTTGGTACAGTTAGTGGAACATCGATTAGTTTTGGTACTCCCGTGGTCTTTGAAAGTGCTGCTTCAAAATATATCTATGCTACATTTGATTCTAACTCAAATAAAATAGTTATCGCTTATAGGGATGATGGAAACTCTGACTACGGTACAGCCGTAGTAGGAACAGTATCTGGAACATCAATAAGTTTCGGAACTCCAGTAGTATTTGAAAGTGCTGATTCACGCGATATCTCAGCTACATTTGATTCTAACTCTAATAAAGTAGTTATTGCTTATAGGGATGGTGGAAACTCTGACTACGGCACAGCCGTAGTAGGTACTGTCTCAGGGACAAGTATCAGTTTTGGTACTGCGGTTGTGTTTGAAAGTGCTAGTTCATTCGATATCTCAGCAACATTCGATTCTAACTCTAATAAAGTAGTAATCGCTTATAGGGATGGTGGAAACTCTTTGTACGGTACAGGCATCGTCTACAGCCTTGCCAGCACAACTCTAACTGGCACCAACTTCTTAGGAATATCTGAAGGTGCGACCGCAGACACTGCTACAGCTACAGTAATGCTTAGGGGTGGTATTACTACAACTCAATCTGGATTAACCCCTGGATCAACTTATTACGTCCAAAGGGACGGAACACTTTCAACAACTGCCGATAGCCCAAGTGTTGTCGCAGGGCAAGCAATATCAACAACAACACTTTTAATTGAAGGAGAATCTTAATGCAAACAATTACATTTAACGAAACGAATATTTCAGCTTACATCTTTGATGATGAGCATAACTTAGTCGCAACACCAACAGAAATTACATGTCCACATTTTATTATTGGGGATATGAACTCTGGGAATGCAACCATTCATAGAGGGGTTACTTCCCCTGAAGATTGGCAGGGTGGGAACTACCTGTTCGATGGATCTTCATGGACTTTGAACCCCAATTGGACAGATCCTGAGTTATCTGAGATAGCAGAACTTGAAGCACGACTCGCAGCATTGAAAGGGGAATAACCCAATAATATTGATATAAATAGTATTATATCGACAAACTATAGAGAATAATAATGCCATACTTAGGTAAAGTTGAATTAAAAAGTTCAAATATTAAACGATGGACTGGTGTACCAGGTGCCGTTTCCGCTATAACGCATTCTACACTCGGATTCGTTCCATTTAATGAACCGAGTACGTTCATTACCGTCAATGGTGTGGGGCAACACGATTCTGCATTCACCTTGGGTTTAACACAAATCGATTTCTCATCTACATTTGATGTGTTGGATGAGGTTGAAGTTACCTGTATTATTGATGTAGGTCAACCAATATCCGCTGCAGATAATACCGTTGGTATACCTCAGCTCAAAGTAAGTGATGGTACAGCTGGTCAAGTATTAACGACCGATGGAGCTGGTGCGCTTAGTTTCAGTTCTAAATCAACTGAGACTCTAGCTTCTATGGGAGTTACATCTACTGCAGCAGAGTTAAATATACT